TTTTCTATGGTTAATGATAAAGAACAACCACAAGCCTTTAAAGATTTTGGCGAGTGGGGTTCTATTGGGGGTATATTCTTTGATAGGTTAAATAATCCTAACCCTAATCCCTTATTTTCAACCGATAACTTTGCAAAACCTTTATTCCCTCAATCATCAAATATACCTTTAAAGAATGAATTAGTTTATATTATGGCTATGCCTAATAGTAATGTTCAATCTGATGTTAATGCGGTTGTATATTATTACTTTCAATCTATTAATGTTTGGAATAGCACACACCATAATGCCATACCAGACCCTATTTTAAACCCCACAATCCCAGAATCTCAAACTCAAGATTACCAACAAACTTCTGTGGGTGATGTGAGAAGAGTTACTGATGGGGGTACTGAAATTGATTTAGGTAAAGGTTTTAAAGAAAAGTTAAATGTACGAAATTTGCAACCCTTCCCTGGAGACATATTCCATCAAGGGAGATGGGGTCAGTCTTTAAGATTTTCCTCTACATTAGAAAATTCTGAAATTCCTAGTCCTTGGTCAAGTATCGGAGAAGATGGAGATCCTATTACAATTTTAAGAAATGGTCAACATGAAGAGGATAAAGATCCTTGGATCCCTCAAGTAGAAGATATTAATACAGATCCTTCAAGTATTTATTTAACATCTACTCAAAGTCTTCCAATTGAAGTTTCAAGTAAAAATTATAAATCATATTCATCTGCTCCAAAATCACCTAACACATTTGCAGGAGAACAAATAATTTTAAACTCAGGACGTTTATTATTTAATTCAAAAACAGATTCTATTTTATTATCATCTGCTGATACTATTAATTTAAATGCTGTGAATAGTTTAAATATAGATGCTCCTAAATCTGTACTTAATTCAAGAGAAATATATTTAGGAGATAAAAATGCTAACGAGTCTGTAATACTAGGAGATAAATTTCTATCAGATTTACAAAAATTATTACTTTCCTTAATCTCTTTATCTGCTGCATTAGCTACACCCATAGGAACACCAGGACCTTCAGCACCTAATGCTGCTATTCCAGGACCTGCAACAGATACCCAAGTAAAAGCAACAAACATGCTTAATAAGATAGAACAATATAAATCCAAAGTAAGTAAAACTAAATAATGTCGGCAATAGTCTCTAGATTAATAATAAAAAGTATAACTAGGGTAGTTAAAAACACCTCTAAGTTTGATATAGTTGTAGATGATTTGATTGATAAATTTAAATCATCATGCCCTCCTAAACCTGAACTTTTACGTATAGTAGCTAATAAAAGCCAAATACAAACGGCCCTATCTAATTTAACTGATAGTATTAATTCATTAAACCAAGCAGCAGAAACCACTAATGCTTTAATTTCTTCCCTAAACATTGCTGTTAAAATCATTAAAACATTACCATTCCCAGTATCAACACCCCCAGGTACAGGTATTCCCGTTAGAGTTATTACCATATTAGCTGATAGTTTAGATTCTCTTGGTAAATTATTAGATGGTGCCGAAGGTACAGTTAAGATAGTACCAGTTGCTACTAAAGTAATAATAGATGCTACCACAAATATTTTAACTAAACTTACTAAACTAGATGAGGTTATAAATGCATGTGTTGAAGAATTAGCTGAAGAAATGACCCAGTTAGAAAAAAACCAACTAATAAGCGAAATAGGAAATTCAGCAGCAACTTCTGGGGATTTTTCAAATTTAGAAATTAATGTAGCTAATGAAGATGAGTTAATTGCTCGTTTAGATATTAATTCAAATAATCCTATCATCTATAAAGATTTTAAATTATACATCCAATATAACAGTGATAATGATTTTGATTTTCCTCAACGTAGACTAGTTGGTTATAGAAAAGCAAGAGAAAGTGAACCACGAGACCCTGAACCTTGGGAAAGAAATTTATATAACCTTGAGGACGACTCAAATGCCCAAATAGTAACCTATGTTTCAGAACAATATTTAGGAAACCAATTAGGGGGAGGATATTCATACATCTCATCTGTAAAAGTAATGCTAGATGAACTTAAATTTAGAATTGATGTGGATGCTAACAGATGGCAACGTAGATTAGTTAACTTAGAATTATCAACTGTGGAGGGGTTAGATGAACCTTTTCAAATGCCTAACCCACCCACAATCCCAAATATTCCTTTTGGTTAAGGGGTTTAAAAAAATACAAAAAATAATAACTTTTAATATTTATAATAAAAATGAAGTCAACAGCATTAAAAAAACTAATCAAAGAAGCAGTAAAAGAATCTATTCAAGAAGAATTAAAAGACATTCTTTTAGAAGCAGTTCGTGCTCCTAAAATTGTTAGTACATCTGCCCCTTCACCTGTTTTAGAAACTGTAAACCATGCAACACCCTCTATGGATTCTACCCAACAAAGAGAAGCTTATAAAAATATCTTAGGTGATATGTCACAAGGATTTACAACAAATAAAGTACCTCAAAAGTTTAACCCTGTTGGAGGTATGCCTGGTGGAGATTTACCATCTGGAGAGGTTGATATGAATCAAATAATGGGGTTAATGAATAGATAATGGCTAGGATAATAGAAAATAGATCACCCATTGACTCAATTGCACGTAAAGCAGTTGGGTTTGGTTTTCCCTTAAATGGTCCTGCTGTTTTTATACCAACTTATACTACAAGAGAACAAACAAAAGCAAATTTAATTAATTATTTATTAACTAATAAGGGTGAAAGGGTATTTAATCCTACATTCGGTGCCGATTTAAGAAGTTTAGTATTTGAGAACATCGTAGAGATGACAACTGAAGAACTTCAAGAACGTATTCAAAATGATATTAGAACTTTTTTCCCTCAAGTTACTATAGAAGAAATTAGATTTGATAACATTCCCGATAGCAATACTATCAATTTTACACTAACATATAATATACTCAATTTCGGGATAACTGATGATATAAATATACTACTACAATAATGGCTGATTTAAAAAGAGACATAAGATATATTGATAGGGATTTTAATAGTTTTAAAAATGCTTTAGTAAATTATTCTAAAACATACTTCCCAGATACTTATAATGATTTTACAGATACCTCTACAGGTATGTTGTTTATGGAAATGGCTTCCTATGTGGGGGATGTTCTATCCTTCTACCTAGATAATCAAATTCAAGAAACCTTTATTCAAAAGGCTAGACAACAAGAAAATCTTTACCAAATGGCTTACCTTTTAGGTTATAAACCTAAGGTTACAACCGCTGCATCTGTGGAAATTGATTTTTACCAACAACTACCTGCAAAGTTAGAAGGGGGAGAATATGTTCCTGATTTTGACTATGCTATGATTATCCCGGCAAACACAACTATATCTTCAAATTTAGATAATTCACAAAATTTTATAATTGAGGATGTAATAGATTTTTCTGCTTCCGGATCTTTAAACCCAACAACTGTATCAGTATATCAAATATCTGGAAATGATCCGACATACTATCTATTAAAGAAAACACGTAAAGCCATATCAGCTACTATCAGATCAACAGACTTTACTTTTACTACCCCTAAAAGATTTGATACTAGAAGTATTAATACCACTAACATAATAAGCGTATTAGACGTGGTGGATTCGGATAGCAATACCTGGTATGAAGTACCCAATATGGCGCAGGAAAACGTATATGATACGATAAGAAACACAAATACAAGCGACCCAACATATAATTTAGAAGAAGATGCACCCTATTTACTTCAGTTAAAACAAGTCCAAAGAAGATTTGTAACCAGGTTTATAAATTCAGGATCATTAGAATTTCAATTTGGGGCAGGTTCAACAAATAGTAATGATGAGTCTATAGTTCCTAACCCTGATAATGTAGGTTTAGGTTTACCTTTTGAAAGGGACCAACTTACAACAGCATTCTCACCTTTAAACTTTATATTCACAAATACTTATGGGATAGCTCCAAGTAATACTACTTTAACTGTTAGATATTTAACTGGTGGTGGTGTTGGATCTAATGTAGAAGCTGGAACTTTAACAGTATTAGATGATACTAATTTTAAGTTTATTAATCCTAATCTAGCAAATACTTCTTTAGCAAACCAAATATTCGCTTCAGTATCATCAAACAACCCACTTGCAGCGGATGGTGGTCAAGATGGAGATACTGTAGAAGAATTAAGATTAAACGCTGTTGGTAATTTTCAAAACCAATTACGTACGGTAACTAAAGAAGATTATATAATTAGATCTTTATCTATGCCCTCTAATTTGGGTGTAATTGCAAAAGCTTATGCTATACCTGCTAAGATAAGTGAGTACAGACCTGGAGATTTACCTACTATTTTAGATTTATTTGTTTTAACATACAATGCTGATAAACAATTAAGAACAGCCTCTTCATTAATTAAAAGAAATTTACAAACTTATCTAGC